CTTTTGGGAAACAACGGCGTTGATCATTCGTCAACGATCCATGGTGGTGGTGTATCATCTAGTGGATGGTCTCTTAATTGCCATGCGACCTTATGTTCAATGCTCCTTTTCTGGACTATGAAGAGTGGTGTGCTACCTAGTACTATAAGAATGATTCCTGGAATGATGCCGATGACACTCAAACATAGTATGAGGCCAATGGCCACTATGGGCATTCCTATAATGATAGCGCCACAGGACTTTGCAACTGTTTCGTTTCCTGATGGCTTGTCCATTTAGGTCACGGCTTCTCCTTTCGCTATTACTATTTTATAGCATCCCTTTGGCAATCGCAAGTAACAAACCTAGGACGCCTAAAAGAAGGACAGCACAGACCGCATAGCCTATCATATGACGTTATCACCTAGATCGTTCGCATCAGCGACTAATCTATTGATGGTCTCGAGACACGTAGGACATACACGACCTAGTGTAACTTCAGTCAAGCTTGCATCAAGTACGACCTTAAGACATGACGAACACGTCTCGTAATCGCTAAGGATACCCTCTTCGCAATCATGTTCGTACTGTGCCTCTGCTGCTGCGTTCATGTTGTGCTCGTGAATGCGTTGTGCTTCTGTCATAACTCCTCTTCCTAGTTGTCTGGAATAAGGCCAGCGAGCACACCTCGGAGAGGTATAACAAGATGTGCTCGCCGGTACTACGCCAGACTACCGACGACCTTTACGTCCCATCCAGGCTTCCACGGCCACAGCTAGGTCTGTAAAGTAGTGTCCTCGATACGGCTCACCGGTCATCTGATCGATAGACCAGATGACATATGGATCGCGGTTGTTCTTCCAGAGACACAACGCTTTCTGGTGGTCGCTGTCGTACTCAATAACGATTGCGCCATTTGAAAGTATTGTGCCTTGTTCAGGGCCTCGAGTAGAGACATTTGTTGTAGCCATCAGAGTTCAGCCCACTGAGTCATGTATCGAATAGTGGGCGGAACATCTTCGTTCATCTCGACGAAGTCCATGATAGTATCCCAGCTATTGGCCGAATGTGCCAATCGATTACCGGAAAGATACCATTGACCCTTAGCCTTGATGGCGGCATAAGTGTAATAAGTGCCACGCGGGCGTCCGAAGCACTTCTGGAAGGTGATAATAGCACCATCCTCGAAGTTATCTTCCGGACGAAGTTCGATCTTTTCCAACTGTTCGGACAACAAATTGATCCTTGCCCTAAGATATGCTGCGTTCGGTGATGTCATTATTCTACCCTTCTGTGGTTTCGTTTAGAAGTGCATCGTACTCATTTTCTTCATCGTCCTCATCGGCCCGATCAGCTACGTTGCAGAACCCAAATTCATGTTCGCAGAAGCAATGTGGGTTCACCCGCTCATCGAAAGCGTCAGGATGATCGTACCATTGACGGGTGCATGGATCATCCGGCGTATGACCGCAGCAAGGATAATCCTCGCAGTACCCGAGAGGCTTCTCTTCCGCTTCCCGTAACTTCAGGACTACTTCATGTTCATCATTTGTTAGGTATATTTGAGGCATGGTAGTTCCCCTCTGTGTTTTGATCTTGCGTGCGCCACGTGAGATTCGAACTCACACTGGAAGGATTTTAAGTCCTCTGCCTCTGCCATTGGGCTAGTAGCGCGGACGATGGGTTGGAGTCACGCACCCCATCGCTTAGTTCTTATACCCGCTAAGTTCGACTCCGTGGGTCGTTCGTGTTACTCCGACTCGACGGTCTCGCCGGCCAGCTCCGCTGCAATCTTCTCGGCTGCAGCGGTCTCGCGAGCGACCTTACGATCGGTGTAAGCCAACGCGAATGCGTTCGCCTCGTTCAGCTGGATGACGATCTTCTGGGTGTTGTTCTCCCCAAAAGCCGCCTCTTCCTGGCTGAACTTGCCCTTACGAATGTAGTTGTAAATCATCTGCGGCCGAACTCCTAAGAGGTTGGCCAGCACGATCGGATTGACAACGCCCTGAGCGGACTGCTCAGCAAACCGTGCCTGCGTCTTGGCGTCAGCCTCGGTGGCCAACGCTTCGAGCGTGGACAGTGTCTTGGTAGACATGTTATGCTCCTTCTGTGGTTGTGGTTGTGGTTGTGGTTGGAACGAGGTAAGCAATCATCTCTCTTGCCTCTGTTTCTATTATAGCGCGTACATCTAGCACAAATCAAGGCCACTTCTATAGGAATTTTTAATTCTTTTTTGCGGCCTGTGCAACTGAGTAATTAAAGTCCGCCTTGTGCAAATCCATGAACTCCGAAAGCCTCTTGGTTAGCCAAGTATGTTTTGTCATGGTACTTACGTTAGTCTTGAGTCCGATATGGTTATGAATGTCTTCAAGCGTGAACCCAAGGTGGAACTTCTCGGACACATAACTAGCTGCCCAAAGCTTGTACCTCAACCAGAAGTCCAGGTAGTTATCTTCGGTAATATGTCCAATGTCAACTGGAATAGTTGCGAAGATAATGTTCTGAGTCACAGACTTCATCTGAAAGGTATCGTTAGCCTCATCGACGAGGTCATAACATACACTCGCGGAATCTTCAATTTCTGTAAGGTCATAATCTAGTGACATGATGTTCCTCTCTGGTCTCATCAGCACGCAAGTTATGCGTGGACGTGCTAGGGTTGTACTTCACCTAGCACGTTTCGACCTTTACGGGCCTACTTCGTTACTCCACCTTTCTTTGTAACCATCAGGGCACCTAATCGCCGTACTTAGCTTACGGTACTTCACCATGCATGCTTCCCAGTTACGGGTCGTGGCATCAGGTGCTCCCCCTTCAGCAAGGGCGTCCGCTAAGAATGAATTCACGGGTTCCCAGCCCCTTGGCACGGTTGCGTTATCAGCTTGCACCGGCACAAACATCGCGGCACCAGCGGTTAGAAGCACCACAGTGCCCACAACTACATTTCTGCCACGCTTGGTTAGCTTAGTAGTCATCACTCCACCTCTCTCCTGCGTACGTCGGGTCAAATCCAATTGGAGGCACATCGCTGTTCGGCGCGTACCGCTTGTCGATCTGGTCTTGCAACTTGCACCTATCTTCCCAATGTCGTTCGCACCGTGGGAAGCTCTTGGTGCTAGGGTATGGTTGCATATGGTATTGAACCTCACCAAGGCAAGTTCCGTGACCTCGGTCGTCCATACATTTGGGTGTATCGGTTGTAGTCATGATAACCTCTCTCAGGGTTGTTATTCTGTTGTTGTACTATCAGTGGTGTGTAGGTTGAAGTCACGATCCACAATCATATCGACCACGTTGACGAACATATCGACCTCTTCAGGCGTAAGTCCCTTTACGAACCTCTCGCAGTACATCTTACGCAACATGTACTCAATGTAGTGCTGTGCAACCGCAATCGGGGTCTTGGAGTTCACAGGCCCCATATCCATCTTGAACGGTTCGGACTTATCTTCGGGGTTCGTGGTGAAGACCCACGCCTCCCATATGACATCTTTCACTTCGCTGTACGAGCGGGTAAGACCGATATACCAAACATCACCCTTCAAGTGGCATTCCCACTCGCTGAGTTCGGTCCTTTCGTCCCACTCGACGTCCATTGAACTGAACATCGGTTCTCCTTAGGTTGTAGTTGTGCTAAGTAATGCAGTGCCAGTACATCCGCGTTAGGATGTACTGACAAGTACTACTTAGTACGATGTATTCGGTTGTCCACTACTAGTGACACTTGGTCCTCTTCTGCAACCTCAACCCATATCATTGGGCCTAGCAGTACTGGTGCATCGGGTGACTGTGCCACTATGTCATAAATGGTACTTGCGTACTCATCTAGTGGCATGTCGCACACTTCGGGTGGTTCGATGTCGACATATATTGTAACCGCGATCTGTTGTCCCATTGTGACCTCTCTGGGTTGTGTTGTGTTAGACGTAGAACCACTCTCGTACTGTTGTACGCGTCGGTTCCATGTAGTCGTCCATCATTTCGTACTGCAATGCTGTTACGGCTGCGAGTTCGGAATATAAGAACACGGCGTCCTCGTTCTGTAGACCCGCAACCGATTCTGCGTACTCGATGAGTGAGGCCTGATATGCACCCTTCAAGGCCTCAAGAGCGAACCATATTGTACGTCCCTGTTCTGGGGTAAGGTCACGGAATGATGCCTTACCCTCCTTGTTCACGTTCACGTTCATAATAGTACCTCTCGTGTACTGTTGTGGTTGTGTTTAGAACCCTTTGATTATTTGTTCGAACTGATTTGATTCTAGGTTCTTAAGACGTTCCTTTGTTTCGTGGTACAGTTTTGCTGTTTCGTGACCCGCATCGTTCGCTTCTAGGTCGTACAGCAATTCGGTTATCGTTTCGAACGTAAGAAGTAGTTCCCGTAACGATTGTTCTGACAAATCTTTCTTCATGTTATAACCTCTCGTGTACGCGATTCTTTTCGTGCTATAACTATTATATCGCGAACCTTTGGAACTTTTCAAGTACCATATCTTAGGCACTTTTTAGATAACCTGGTGATTACCGTAGGGGTCACGAAACTGACTAGTCCCTTTGGATTGAGATTTATGTGGTTATATAGTTATGTTATAGTTATATGTTATATAGAATGTTATAGTACGTATCGTCATGTTATAACAAGAACACAACGCGAGTTGTTATCTCAACACCTCAATCATCAATGACCACAATGTCCTGGGACATTGATGCTTACATATTTGAGGGTCTTGTTATACTCTAGAACCTAAACGGTGTTCCATCAGGGCGGAATCCTCTTCGGGAATCAACCACTACGCAGAGTTCCTTATCGGCGTCCGCGTAGATGGCCTTCATGGTGTCGCTTGTACCTCCGACCGCTTGGACCCACCTTTGAGCATTCCAGTTGGCCTTGGACCTTGCAGGCCCTCTATTCTTGTTCTGCCGCTTGGACACTGGTGCTGTATTCTGCTTGTCCGGGTCATTGAAGAGGTCGTTGCGCGTTACCGCGACTCCTGTGGACTCCGGAACATGCGGGGCCCGCTTGGCCGCAGGACGTCTGTTTTCAACGTCCGCAATTGCTTGCGAGAACACCGCCTTAAGGTTCTTCATAGTACCTCCCTTAAGAACCCATCTTCCGTACGAAGACAGGGGGAAGGGTTAGAATTTCTTCTAACCCGACCCTCCGTCTTCGTACTACTTCGTGTTCTCGGCCAACTTCGCTTCGATGTTCGAAAGCTTCTTTGTTACGTACTTCGTAACCCATGCTTCGAGATCGGCCAACTCGATCTTGTTGTCCGCATTGATCGGAATCAACGGAACCTTACCCGCACGAACTCGTGCCGTTGTGTAGTTGTACATCATCTGTGGCGGAATCGGTGCGATGCTGTTCTCTTCGAGTACGACGTTTACAACCTTGCTTGCAGCGTACGGTGACATTGCGGACATGTGAGTACCTTTCTGATATGAGTACGTACGCGTGTTTGCGTACGCGATTCTCTCTTGCATGTTCTAATTATAATGCGTACCTCTCGTACATGTCAAGATGGTTATTCATTCGCATTTTGAATTGACCCCGTCGGGGTCGATAAGCTAGGACCCCACCGCTATGACTAACTGGGGACCACATAGTAGACCTCTCTCCGGAGGGCAGACACCCTCCTTAGGACCCTGGCGCTACGGGGCTCCAGGACCCTAAGCAGGATGGGGGCCCTTACGGGCCCCTCCCCTACTCCCTACTTGGTTGCGTTGGCAACCTTCTTGGCCACGTACTTGGTGACCCAGGCCTCCAGGGCCTCCGTGTCAATCCGGCCCTCCGCATCGCACGCGATGAGGGGTGCCTTCCCGGCCCGCAGCCGGGCGGTGGTGTAGTTGTACACCATCTGGGGTGGGATGGCAGGGAGGCCTGCCTCGGTGAGGACGGCATTCACGATCTTCGCAGCGGCGTAACCAGTAACCAACATGAGCATACCTCTCGCAAGAGTACGAGCGCTTCTCGCTCGCACTTATAACTATATTATAGTAGAACGAAAAAAATTTTTAACCGGCCCTGGGGTATACTGAAAATATGCCAAGGTTCATGTGTTACTGTTATATCTTCCCTGTCGGCGTCCCCTTACCCAACACCATTATAATAACCATAAGGGCCTCTATGATTTACTTTGAACTTGAGCTCCACCACCCAACATGACCAATCTAGAAGGAGTGGCAATGGCTGTATTCAAGAACGATGACACAGGCAAGTATGACTTCCTGTGTGACTTCCCAGCAGGAACATGCGCCCCCTTCCTTTCACAGGGTTGGGAGACCGAGGCACAAGCGGAGGCTCGAGGCGCTGAGCACCTGGCAGAGCATGAGACCGGCGAACCTATGACTGAGCTTGTAGCTTTCCAAGAGAGTGTCGGATTTGGTGTAAGCACTACCGCTGAAGGGGATGACAAGTAATGGCCGCCATCGTAGCAGGTGACATCCTGTGGAAGTATTCCGTTGTGGCCGCGACTGGCAACTCGACGGGGTCAGCAGCTGCTACCTCCCTGGGTGACCAGATTTCGACTACAGCGTGGGCCGGTGGCTCGCTTAATGACCTGTTCGACAATATCAGTGGTGCTGAGAATGCTGCGAGCGTTGTTGACTATCGTTGCGTGTTCATTCATAATAACAACGGCGCTAATACATACGAGAACCCCACCGTTTACCTTTCCGCTGAGACTGCGGGCGGGGCGAATATTACGATTGCGATTGACAATATTGCTGCCAGTGCAATCGGTTCAGCGTCAGCCCAGGCTGCGCAGATTGCTTCGGAGACGACCGCGCCTTCTGGCGTTGGTGCCTTCTCGGCTCCGACGACTGCTGGTACTGGGCTGGCTTTATCTAACCTGCCTATTGCGCAGTGTCGCGCTGTGTGGGTCAAGCGGACTGCTACTAACTCCTCGGCACTGTCTGCGGATGGTGTGACCCTCGCTGTCACAGGAGATACCGGTTCGCTGTAACCGATGATGCGGGAGGGTCGCTCATTACTTTAGTGGCCCTCCCAAGGTGACATTATGTGAGGGAGGGTTAAGTGGCGATCGCCTTTGATGCGTATCTTGGCGGCTACGCTGCTAAGGGCTCCACTTCGACGGCCAATAGTTCCGTCTCGACTAACTCGGCAGCGAATGAAACAATCATCGTTATCGTTTCCTTCGATCCGAGTGGCGCCTCGACTCCGACGATCTCGTCTGTCACGGATACACCGGGAACGACGTACACGGCTCTCGCCCCAATCACGAAGGCCCCCGCCACCCCGTCGAGTGGTTCGGGTGTTCTGAATCAGGTATGGATCGGCAAGCCGAGTCGTGCACTCGTCACTCCTACGGATACTATCACCGTCAACTTCTCCGCCGCTACTGGGGCCTGCTCTGTCACCATTCTTAGTTTTACTGGCCTGTCCACAACGGAGCGTGTTGCTGAGGTTCTTGGTCGAGCGACAAACGGTACACTGGCCATTACTAGCGGTTCCGCTACGAATGGTGATCTTGTCATTGGGTGTGGTGGCAGCGAGACGAACACGTCAGCCTATACGCCCGACTCGGACACGACGAACGGATCGTGGGCGACTCCGTATTGCCAGGCCACTACTGGTGGTAGCGCTGCAACGAACGTCTCGTCATTCGCCCAGTACAAGATCGTCACGGGCACGGCGACGCAGACGTGGAACTTCGTCAATGGTTCGGGCAATATCGGTGGCACCGTATTTGTCTTGCAGCCGGGTGTCGTTTTAACTTCAGTCACGTCTTCTCGAGCTACGACGTGGGATCTTCAAGGTCGAGTTACCGAGACACAAGCTACGACTTGGAATACACTAAAGACTGAGACTAAGACGCTTAGTGCTACGACATGGAAGACACTTTTCTTAGTTCCTATTGTTGCTAGGCCTACGACGTGGAAAACATTTAAGGCTGAAACATCACCTAGGGCCACAACTTGGGACACTAAGAAGGAGATCACTTCTCTTCGAGCAACAACATGGGATGTAGCGCAACCACCTATTACGTCTCAACGTAGTACGACATGGGATGTTATTGGGCTATTCCAGAATGATGTTATAACAGTTGCCGCAGATTATTCTTCTATAGGGTCACAGACGACATCTCATGCTGCGTCAGCATCTGCACGCGCTGCAGTTGTCTTGATTCATACACTTACCGCTACTGTAAGTGAAGTGTCTGACGTCACATATGGCGGCGTTCCTATGAGTTACTTTGGGGGGCAAGCAGATGCGACAGAAGGTGGATGTGTAACAGTCTTCTTCCTTGATAATATTCCTACAGGTACGCAAAACGTCGTTATGACGACGTATGGCAGTAATACTAAGAAGCTTGTTGTCGCGACTATGATTGTAGGTACGCCAGGAAACGTCATTCGCGGATTTGTGGTGAATGGAGCACTTTCCTCATCTACAAATCCACTTGTAGCTGGTACTTCCTTTAATGTTAATAGACAGTATCTCGGTTACGAAGCTATTACTTCGGGCGATGATGCTTTCCCCGCTACTCCAAGAACGTCTCCTCCCTGGTCACTAATTGAATCATCAGACCTTGGCACAAGTGGTCGCGGCTTTGCTAATACAGATATTGTGGCTCTTTCTTCAACACAAAATGCTGGTTGGTTTGGCTCTATGGCTGCTTCGTATGGATTATCAGCAGCTTGGTTCTATGAGATTCCACCGCCGCCTGTTCATGATGTAAGTACAGTCGCTTCACCATACTCGTCTATCGGTTCGCAGACCGTTTCACATGCTGGTAGTGCTTCTGCTCGGGCTGTGGTCGTTATGATCGAGCAGAACGGGGTGCAGTGGGACGAGGTCAGAACTGTTACTTATGGCGGCGTTCCTATGCATCGTATTCGTTTTGATACGGATGCAACAGAGGCAGGCGCAACATATATTTACTTCCTTGATGGTTGTCCGACAGGTACTCAAAATGCAGTAATGACGACCGCAGGAACAACTAGTAAGATTATGACGATTTCTACAGTTCTTACCGGAATTGCAGGATATCATATCGAGTATGTTGGAAATGGTCATACTGGTGTTACGTGGTCTGGTTCTAATAGTGGTTCAGTTCAATTTAATGGATTAACGCCTGATACATCACATTTACTTTTTGAAGTTATGCACTTTGGTGATAATGCCTTTGATGTTAATGCTCCTAAGGCTGGCTGGAGTGCTATTTATGCTCAGGCTGATGCGTTAAATGGCCGCGCTTTCGCACATATGTTTCATCACTCTTGGTCATCTAGCTTTAGTGGTGGATGGGGTATAGGTTCTGGTTCGTATGTTACGAGCGGTATATCACTTTTACAAGTTGCCGGTACAACGAAGGTAACTTCGTCCCGCTCGACGACGTGGAATACTGGCGCTGCATTATATCATGACGCCGCGACCGTTGGCTCTGATTATGTGTCAACAGGGTCGCAGACTGTTTCACACACAGCTAGTGCGCTTGCTAAGGGTGCAGTAGTTATGATTGTGCAGAATGGTTCTTCTACTAGTGAAGTTAGTAGTGTCACGTATGGTGGCACTTCTATGGTATTAGTAAGAACACAGGGGAATACACTTACGGAACTCGGAAGGATTTATCTTTACTACCTCGAGAATCCCGCTACCGGGACTCAGAATGTCGTAATGACCACGACAGGTTCATCTTCAAAGCAAATGGTCATTTCGACGATTATTCCTGGTACATCAGGTAATACTATCAAGCTTGTAGGTATTACCAATGGGCTTGGTGGTACGGCTATTAATACTACAGGTATTCCTGGCGCATCACCTTTGACAGTAGCTGGTGCACGTCATTTAATTTATTACGCCATTCATTCGTCCAGTGATTCATTTCCAAATACACCGATGGTTGATTCAGTTCTTATTAGTGGTACTGATCTTGGATTACAGGGTCGAGGTTTTGCGTATAAAGATATTTATGCAACAGGACAGCAGGTAAATATAGGTTGGCAACTTCCATCACATGCATACGCTATATTGGGTGCAGCGTTTATTGAAGTTCCCCCACCAATGTCTTATGATACGTCAACTATCGCTGCCGCATATGCTTCGATAGGTACGCAAACTACGTCGCATGTCGCTAGCGCTTCGGCTCGAGCTGCTGTTGTTATGATTTCTCAGAATGGTACAACTATTGATGAGATTACTGGTGTAACGTATGGCGGCATACCGATGCATCGCGTTAGGTTTGATACTGATCCTATCGAACCAGGCGCAATTTATATTTACTTCTTAGATGGGATTCCTACAGGAACTCAGAACGTTGCAATGACCACAACAGCTGCTACTAATAGGCAGTTAGTAGTGTCAACAGTAATCGCACAATCAGGAAGTCAGATTAGACATCTAGAACCTGTTCAGGGTACTTATAGCACTATTAGCAACGCACCATTTTTGAATATTAGTGTATCTCCGGGTATTTTCCAGTTACTTTTTGAAGTTATTCACGCAGGACATGATTCATTTAATACATCTACTTCTAACGGTTGGGTTAGTCTTAGTACCACTGATCTTGGGTCACAAGCACGAGGATTTCAAGTCTTATCATTAGTGCCAACTTCTGGATCCGCTTCTAGTGGTTGGGCTGTTGCATCTGGCGCATCAGTTATGGATTCAGTATTTGGTAGTATTGTTCTTTATCAGGCATCTACTACACCTACAGCAAAAGTTACTTCATCCCGTACTACGACATGGAATGTCACTTTAACATCTACGCCGAGAATTACGCATGATTTAGCTACTGTAAGCGCAACTAATACATCAGTTGGTACACAAAATACAACGCATAATGCGTCCGCGTCGGCACAGGCAGCTATTGTCATTATTGCTCAGAGTGGTTCTTCGTTTAGTGAGATTAGCAATGTCGTTTATGGCGGCTTTTCAATGACACAACTAAATGGCTACTCTGAGACGACTGAGCCCGGCGGCGTTTATATGTACTTCCTGGATAATATTCCTACAGGTACTCAAACAGTATCGTATGATTCTTCAGGCACAAGTCTTAAGCGTATGGTTGTAGCAACAATGATTCCTGGTGTTGCAGGTAATAGAATTCGAGGCGTTGGGCAATTTGGTTCTACTGGTGGTCTTGGTGGCAGTGCTAATCCTATGGCAAATCTGTCCGGTCTTATTGTTGGTAAACCGTATTGTGGTTATTTTGCTATTCATAGTGGTCATGATACGTTTCCTGCGACACCATCATATGGGTGGACGCTTATCACTAGTGCCGATGATGGATTAACTGGTCAAGGCTTTTCTCGCTATGATTTTTATGCGCAGGCGACTATTGAGCCTGCTGGCTGGACTATGACTGTAGATGATAGTGCTTATATTACTGCAGCATTTGTCGAATTACCACCTGTAACATCAATAGTCCGTACGACGTGGAATGTCGCTAATCCGCCTGCAACATCCGCACGAGCCACAACTTGGAATACGAAGAAGACTGAAACATCTTCACGCGATACGACATGGAACGTACTTACGACAGTGCCAGTAACGTCGACTAGGTCTACGACTTGGAAGACTTTGCAGGCTGTAACAGATCTAGTATCCACTACCTGGCATGTTAGGCAGGCAGTTACTGATCCTATATCGACGACATGGCGAATCCTACAAGCTATTACTGAGACGCAGCCTACAACTTGGCATACGCTCTTTAGAGTTGCGCCTACAACTAGAGCAACTACATGGAACATATTCATCTCAGGTGGTATTAGTACTAGGCTGACAACGTGGAAGACACTTCAGGCAGTTTCATCGCCTCGAAGTACTACTTGGGATGTACTTGCAAATGTGCCTGTTACGTCTACTAGGTCAACAACATGGAATACTAGACAGGTAGTAACTGAAACACAACCTACGACGTGGCATGTATTTACTACCGTCGCAGTATCTGCTAGATCCACTACTTGGCATACACGAAAATTCATTACACAGTCAAGAGATACGTCTTGGCAAGTATCTCAGATTGCTACAGGCTCTCGTGCGACGACGTGGCGCGTCTTTACTTCCGCGACTAGTCCTCGAAGCACAACGTGGGTCGTTATTGGACGAATTAACGTATTACGTCCTACTACATGGGATACGAAGAAGTTCATTACCGAGACACAGGACACATCGTGGATTGTTAATAAGGCTGAAACATCTGCACGATCGACAACTTGGCATGTAGAAGTAACAACTAGTGCTACGTCTGTTCGATCAACTACTTGGAATGTACGAAAGATAGAGTCCTCGTCTCGTTTGACTACTTGGAATGTTTCCTTCACGGTTCCGCTAGTTACTCGTATTGTGTCTTGGAACGTTAATACTCCGACTACATCTCTGCGTCCTACGACTTGGCATACTAGGCTTGTGGTCTCCAATTCAAGGGGCACCACGTGGCACGTATTTACGCCAGTTCTTGTACTTCGATTAACTACTTGGCACGTTAAGCAGACTATTACTGATCCCGTATCAACGATGTGGAATACGCTCGTTACTATTTCATCTTCACGTCCTACTACTTGGGATGTACAGATACAAGGTCAGGCGACATCCTCACGTGGTACTACCTGGCGAGTATTAGTTACGGCTGAATCTTCTCGTCCGACAACATGGCATGTGCTTAAGACAATTAGTATTACACGTCCTACTACGTGGAATACGTTATTCCTTGCCGTATCACCTCGTGTTACTACTTGGCATGTGTTTACTCCTGTTGGGCCTACGCTTCGTAGCACGACTTGGAATGTTAGGCAATTAGTTACCGAACTGCAACCTACGACTTGGCACGTGTTTACTCCCGTTGGTCCTACTACACGGTCGACTACCTGGAGGGTATTACGTCTTGCAGTTAGTCCGCGTAGTACCACATGGGATGTATTCTTTGCAGGTGGTGTTACTTCACTTCGTGTAATCATATGGAATACGAATGTAAGAATTACTGAGCCTCGTCCGACAACTTGGAACTTAAGTACTACGACTACAAAGTTCCATTCTACTACGTGGGATGTTAAGCGCACTGAAACATCTCAGCGTCCTACTATATGGCATGTTAAGCAAGCAATTCATTCACCACGTCTTACAATGTGGGATACGAAGAAGACGATCCTATCCACAAAGCTTACGACGTGGACTGTATATGGTGCAGGTAGTATTACATCCGAACGTAGTACTACATGGAATATTGCTCCATCGACAGGTCTTAATGTCATCGCTATAGGTGTTATAGGCGATAGGCGTTGGCAAGCAGTAACGGCAATTAGAGCTCGCACTGCAGTTTTGGATGATCAGCGTTGGGTAGGTAGTACAAGCAGAAGGAAGCGGACGGCAACTTTGGACCTCAAGCGTTGGGAAGGACAAAATGAAAACCAATAGTTATCCACGTGAGACGGTTGAGTTTCAGCCGCTTATCATTAAGAAGGACGGTGTAATTCAGACTGCAGGTGTTTCGACATCTATCGTAGCACATGGTGCGCGACCTACAGTTTGGACTACTGCAGTTGTATTGGGACTTGAAGTAGGCGTAATGATTTCAGGACTTACGCCGGGTATGTATGATATCTATGCTAAGATCACTGACTCTCCTGAAATTCCTGTTATGGACTGCGGCACAATAGCTATTACGTAGCGTTACTATTATATCTAAGGTGTATGCGTCGGTCTAGATGTTCACCATATAATAGAGCTAGAGTGCAACTCATATGAAGGGAGATGGGCATGGATATGGAAGAGTCTGACAGCACTTGGGTTCCCGACGATGCCCTAAATGCGCTTATCGCTGAGCGTACCATTCATACCGAAGAGGATAACGAGCAGATTGCACGCCGCCTCCTTCGAGAGAATGTTGGCGCCGCTATCCTAGGTATTGTGCATACCGCCATTCATGGTTCAAATGAGCGGACTCGACTTGATGCGCAGAAGTATATTACTGAGCGTGTGCTGGGTCGCGTAGGCGATGACGCTTACGGTGCTGTTAATCCTGTTGCAGATTTCATTTCCGAAGTTACGGGATTTGTTGCGGCGGCTGCGGGTTCAGAAAGCGAAGAGTAAGCGTGGAAGGCCAGGTAGGAATTGACAAGGCGGCTTTCTTTAGGCGTATAGGTTATGATCCCCATCCACAACAGCTTCTATACCATACTAGTAAAGCACGCTTTCGTCTTCCTAATTGCGGCCGACGGTTTGGTAAGAGTACTATGGCCGCCCGCGATCTTGAGCCTAAACTTTTTCTACCTGATCGTTTATATTGGATTGTTGCTCCGACGTATGACCTAGGCGAAAAAGAGTTTCGTGTTGTATGGCACGACTTGATTGTTAAGCAACAGCTCGGTCGTGATAAGACAATCAAGCGTGCATATAGCAAGAAGCAAGGCAACATGTTTATTCAATTCCCTTGGAATACACGTGTTGAAGTTCGCTCTGCAGATCATCCGGAGAATCTCGTTGGTGATGCCCTGGACTGGGTAATCATGTCAGAGGCGGCAAAGCACAATCCTGATACGTGGGAGCGATTCATTCGCCCTGCTTTAGCTGACCGTCGCGGCGGTGCTGATTTCCCCACTACACCTGAGGGATATAACTGGCTGTACAAACTTTGGATGTATGGTCAGGATAACACTATTCCTGAGTACGAAAGTTGGAGATTCCCCAGTTGGGCGAATTCGGCCGTTTACCCCGATGGTGAACTGGATCCTGAAATACGATTATTGCGTAGGACGATGAGTCCGGAGGCCTTTGATCAGGAAATTGGCGCGGACTTTGGTTCGTTCGTAGGAAAGATTTTCCCAGAGTGGGATGTAACGACTAACGTAAGGAACGTAAGCTTCAATCCTGCGTGGCCTAATTACATGTGCATTGACTGGGGATACACTAATCCTGCCGCATTCGTGGAATTTCAGGTAGATCCGCAAGACCGTATTTATATATGGCGTGTGCACTACAAGTCTTTCACGAGCGTTCAGGATCATATTCGTCAAATGAAGGCTCGTCCCCAGCCTGAGGGCTATCACCTTGACCTTGGTTTTGCAGATGCTGCTGATCCAGAGGCAGTATCTATTGTAAGTCAGTTATTAGTTCCATGTATTGCAGATCCCAAGGCTAAATCAGGTAGCGAAACAGGGAAGGGGAGTCGCGATGCTGGTGGATGGCGTGAAGGAATTGATCTTATCCGTTCGTTCCTCAATAGGGAAGAAGGCGAAGACGAATTCGGAGGGCCGATATACGCCCCCGCTTTCTTTGTCGACCACAGCTGCACCGAAATCATCGAAGAATTCAATAACTACCGCGCACCAGAAGGAACAAACGGTCGTAACGCTCCCGAAGGTGACAACAAAAGCCAGAACCACGCAGCTGACGCTATTCGATATGGACTGATGCACATCTTCAAGCTCGGTGCGACTATGCACTTGAGTGATGCCGTTGATGATATTAGCGGTACTCCTTTACCTTACGAGCTTGCCGATACTAATTCACAACTTGCAGACATAAGCGGTAGCTCCGGCTACTTCACAAGCGGAGGAGTCTTCTAATGGGACTGCGGGAATATTTAGGTTTTGCAGCTCCTGTGGTCTCTGATACAGGGGGGCCCGGGGTTGCGACTATCGACATGAACGATTTATTAACGCGATATGACCTAGAAGAAGTGGTAGTGAATGAGGGTCGTCCGTTTATTGTTGTGTCAGAGCGTGAGACTACTAAATTAGCGGAAGTTAACCTGAGCGAATTAGGTTCAACGTCGCCTTCTCCTTTTGTATCTGAGACGCGTAAGGAATATAATCGCGATTTGCAAGACCTTAAGGGTCTCGAGCAGTATGATCGTATGCGCAAGAGTGATGGTGCAGTTAGAGGAACGCTTCGTTTAGTCAAGACTCCAGTGCTTGCTGCGCGTTGGTATATTGAGCCAGCGTCAGATAAGCGCGAGGATGTGAAGATTGCGGAGTTTGTTACGGATTGTTTGTGGGAGTACACGACGTATTCCTGGTCTCAGTTCCTCACTGAGTCGCTTCTTATGTGTGATTTTGGTTATTACATGTTTGAGAAGGTCTGGGAGAAGCGCGTTGTCGATGGTGAAATGCGAATGGTGTTGAAGAAGCTTGCCCCTAGGCACCCAATGGATGTTAAGCAGTGGCATTTTGATAGTCATGGTGGACCTAATAGCGTCGAATTTTATCCGGCTAATTCTCTTGATGTGAATGATTCGGTTAATATTCCGATTAAGAAGATGCTGGTCTTTACATTCGATATGGAAGCCGGTAATATCGAAGGTATTTCTGTTCTTCGTTCTGCATATAAGCATTGGTATTACAAGGAGCAGCTGTACAAGATCGATGCTATTCAGAAGGAACGGCATGGAATTGGCATCCCTGTAATCAAATTGCCTATGGGTTTCTCGGCTGAAGACAAGCGTATTGCGAATGAGCTTGGTCGTAATCTTCGTACGAATGAGCGAGCGCATGTCGTTCTGCCTCCAAACTGGGAGCTTTTGTTCGCTAAGCTCGAAGGTAACATGGTTGATTCACTTAAGTCTGTCGAGCATCACAATGAAATGATTCGCGAGAATGTGCTTGGTTCGTTCCTTAGTTCGGATGTTGATACGAAGGATGAAGATCAGGTCATGTTCCTCAAGGCAACCCGATTCATTGCTGAGATTGTTTCAGACACAGTGAACAATTACTTGATTCCAGAACTTGTCGGATATAACTTTGATACGGAAGATATTCCGAAGCTTAGGGCGCGGCGCATTGGTGAGACAGTTGATCAGCGTACGCTTAGCTTTGCTATTCGTAATCTTATTGGAGCGAATGTTATTAAGCCTGATCAGCCCCTGGAAGACTATGTCCGCGATGAAATGGATTTGCCTAAGGCTGATCCTTCGACGGTCCGTGAAACTTCAACACCACAGGCTCCTGGGGGTAATGCAGCACCAACTGAAGCACCTGCAGGGCCACCAAGGCAAGGTCCTCCTACAGCTAAGCCGACTAGTGATAATGCTGGTACAGATACTTCCGGAGGTCAATAAGAATGACGATTCACGGGATGACTGTGCCTACACCAGAACTTGGGTGGTGTACAGCTCCTGTTGAACATTATCGCATTTGGGATATGGGCGTAACGTGGCGACATGTTAACATAGCTCCGAATGTATATGATTGGACTCGTCTAGATTATGTAGTTAATGGGTTAATTGCACAAGGCGCGACAAACTTAACTTATGTACTTGGCGCGACTCCATTATGGTGGGCAAAGGATCCTTATCTTCCTAATTATGCACCATGGCTTGGACAAGGTTCGAATAGTCAACCTATCGATAATACTCACTGGCAAGCATTTTGTATTCAGGTAGCTGCTAGGTACTTAGGCAGAATTGGATCATACCAGATTTGGAATGAACCACAGCTTAAGGACTTTTGGGGCTACGATGATTGGACGGCACTAGCTGAAATGACTCGTATAGCAAATAATGCTATTCATGGGGTTAATGCTTCCATAAAGACAATAAGTGGTCCAGTGCTTCCTCGTTTATCTTCAGGTGGTATGATTCGTGGTGGAAAATACTTAAGTGCATTGAAGGCTAAGAGTTGGCCGTTTGATATTCATTCGGCTCATATCTATCCAGAGATTGGATATACACCAGGTCGGTGGCGTGAGTATGCAGAAAGCTGGCAAGAGAAGCTAACTAGTCTGTCTGCACCATCTAAGCCTAAGTGGGTTACGGAAACAAATTACAATCTACAAGGTGGTCCTCTGTCTGATATAGCCATTGCTGATTACATGAATCGTACAGATGATATTTGTAAGGATGAAGGTATTTTTAAGTGTTATTGGTATTGTTGGAATCATTCTGATCCAAATCTACTTGGCATTCCGTTTACTCCTACTAGTCAGGGTACTACTACATTAACCGAATTAATTGAGGCGGCATGACTCCAATCCCAGTTCCGACGGCTGATGATAACGTATGGGTTATCACTCTGCCTGGCGAGCGTCCTTTTCTTGTTATACTCTTGGCAGTCATTGCAGGTCTTGCGCTCTCCTTAGCGGTTGGTTGGTTGTTATATAAGGCCGGTAAGGAAAAGCATCCGACGCCACTTATTGTGTCATTGTCGATCCTTACTGCACTCGCTCTTGTCGGTGCGCTGCTTGGTCGTGACTCCGACGCTTACAACCTCGCCGCTGTCGGTATAGGCGCGTTGGCGGGTTCTCTTGCTACTGTGTACCGGATAGAAAATGAAAAGAAGAAGCCCCCACCTGACGATATATCCAAGGAGGATGACGATGGCTGAGACTGGTAACACGATTGTCCTGTACGACGGTCGGAAGGTGACGGCCCGGGTGCGGGACTGCATCCTCGCCACACAGGCCTTGTTTCGTAAGCGAGCGAATAAACCACGCTTTACGATCAACCTCTCTCAGGGATCATTCTCGCATACGATCGATGCGTCAGGTTCGACTCATGATGGTGACGCAGTCACTGATGTTCGGACGGAGAGCGATGGTCTCGATAGGGCGGAGATTAGGCTACTGTCGCAGTGCTTCAAGCAGTGCGGCGCCCAGCCGTTCACCCGCGATGAGCGTGACGGCATGGAACCTCATCTGCATGTCTTGTTCGCCACCGACGCTCAGATGAGCGAGGGTGCGAAGTGGCAGATTGTCGAGTACGATGCTGGCCGCAACGGTCTGACGAACCGTGGTAAGGATCGTAATCCGTATCGCGTGAATCCGAAGCTTCGATGGTCATACACGCAGGGCAAGCCTGTCCTGAGACCCTAGTAATATAGTATGAAGGCCACAGGCAAGTGGCATCCCTTGAAATTGGAGCATCATGTTCGAAGCTACAATATTATCCCTAGCAATGGCACTTCCGAATGATCCGGTCAACGATCGCGAGTGGGCAGAGCAAAGGCCAAATCGAGGTCTAGCAGGAAGATATCAGGATAGCAATGTTCCAGAAGTTTGGGACGGTGTTCCACATAACATTAGAATGGTATGGCTTTGTATTAGACGACATGAGTCAATGTCTTATACAGGAGAGAATCCAGTCTCAACAGCCAGTGGCGCAGGTCAATGGTTGAATGGTACGTGGGATGGCCTGAAGGAATGGGTCAAAGTGAATGGTAAGTTTGTGGCTAAGAAGTATGATGAAGCAAAGGATGCACCTGCATGGGTACAAGATGCAGCATTCTTACATGTATACAAGCATAATGGGTTACGTATGTGGCATGGGACATGGTGTCCAGGTACCTAGGAGGTGAATGCTATGAATCAGATTCTACTTATTGTTGATACAATTGGAATTGCAGCAATTTTAATTATTATGCTCGTTCGAAGGTAATACATGATGTTACCTTTATATCTTTGTTCGTGTAGTTCCCTAGTAGTAAACTGATACAATACAAGGAGAGGAGGGTGAAATGGCCAAAAGTGCTGGTTATTGGGTAGAATTAAGTAGTGTCAAGTTTGAAGAAGACAGTACATCTACCTGGATTCAGGCAATGCCACTTGGTACATATACTCATCCAGTTCACGGTAAGATCGAGATCACGCCTGAGCGTGTTGTTCAGTTTGCCTCAAACGTTAATAATAACGCGAGAGAGCAGCAACTGGATATCGATTACGACCATAAAGCAAATGGTGGTGAAGCTGCGGGCTGGGTTAGCCAAGCAGATGCTCGTCCTGACGGTCTTTGGCTTCTGGTCGATTGGACTAAGAAGGCATATGATCAGATCAAGCAGAAGGCCTATCGTTACTTCTCTCCGGAGTTTGTTGACGAATGGACGCATCCGAAGACTGGTCAAGTGTTCAAGGATGTATTGTTTGGCGGAGGGATTACTAATCGTCCCTTCTTGAAAGATATCTTACCCATCAATATGTCAGAGGTGTTCGAGCACGCTGGCGACCAACAGATGAATGAAGGAGGAACGTCCATGACTCCAGAACAGCTTAAGGCGCTTGCAAAGCTGGCTGGTCTTCCGGAGGACGCCACTGCCGAGCAGGTCTTCGCTGCCGCTGAGGCTAAGTCTGCGGATCCCGATCCCGAAGAGTCCGAAGAGTCTGACGACTCGGGCGAAGAGGGTAAGCTGCCTGTTGCAGCTTCGGAGAATGATGCTATTAAGAAGCTGTCAGAGAGCAAGGATCCTGCCGTGCGAGCCCTCGTTGAGATGGTGACCGCTCAGGGTGCAATGCTTGCTGAGACGAATAAGAAGCTTCGCGAGGCTGACACAGCCACTACGGTTGCCAAGCTGAACGAGAAGGCTGCTAAGTCTGGTTATGCCATTCCGCCAGTGACGATTGAGGCACTGACTAAGGCACTTAACGAGTCCCCGAAGCAGCTTGGTGAGTCGGTCATTGGTGCGTTTGACAAGCTGCTTGAGGTCGGGCTTGTTAAGTTGGGCGAGCAGGGTCATGGTCGTCCCGAAGGTGGTACTGCGTCAGCTTCCGATAAGATGGCTGCAGCTGTTGTAAAGCTTCGTGAGTCTGATAAGGAGCTCAGTTACGCTGACGCCGTTGTGCGTGTTGCTGCTGATGATCCGATGCTGTTTGCGGAGTACCAGAACGAGTCCTATGCTGGGCGAGAGTAAGAAGGGAGTAACTAGAAATGGGTGTTGGACCGAATTATGGGCTTAACAAGGGCTTCCTTGCTACTGGCGCTACGGCATATGCGACTGGCGAGATTGTAACGCCAACGTCAACTGAAGCGGCTGTTGCACGTGCAGCTACTGCTAACGTTACTACGCCGCTTTACGTCGTTATGGAAGACCTTGACACGACCCGACTTGCTACTGGCAAAGCAATTGTCAGCTGTGCAATGGGAGGTATCGTTAGGGTTCAGGCTGGTGCTCCAGTTGCCATTAACGATCGCGTTACTAACGATGCCACTGCTCGTGCGATTCCTCGTGCGCGCACTGCAGCTGGTGCACAGCTGCTTCCGGTATTAGGTATTGCTCTGACTGCCGCAGGTGCAGCTGGAGATCACATCGACGTCCAGCTCACTCCGGGCGGACTCTACTAAGGGAGGTGTAGTAAATGGCAGTTTACCAGCCTACTGGTACAGGCAACGTTCACATCGATGCCGTTCTAACTCAAATCTCCCTTGGATGGCCGAATAACGGTCTTGTAGGGGAACAGCTTTTCCCGGTCGTTGGCGTTCGTAAGCAGTCTGATAAGTACTACGTGTTCGGCCGTGAGGCTTGGCTTCCGGAGTCGAATGACTACCGCGCACCTGGCACCGAGGCAAATGAGATTCCTGGTCTGAAGGTTTCTCTTGATACGTACTACGCACAGGAGCACGCACTTCAGATTGCAGTGACTGATGAGGAGCGAGAGAACACCGACTCGCCTCTTTCACCTGATCGTGATGGCACGGAGCTCGTTACCAGCAAGATCATCCTGAGCCGTGAGCTTAAGATGAAGACGATGGTCACGACTGCGGCTAACTACGCTACGGCGAATACGGTTACGCTTTCGGGTACCACACAGTGGAATGATTACACCAACTCCACGCCGATTCCGAATATCCGGACTGCTGTTCGGGCTATTCACGCTAAGGTCTTCATGGAGCCGAATGTCGCCGTTATTCCTTATCTGGTGATGTCCACTCTCGAGGATCACCCTTCCATCATTGCACGTATTCAGTACTCTGAGCGTGCGATTCTGACTCCGGAAATTATCGCTGCGGTCTTCGGTCTGCAGACGGTTATTGTTCCCGGCGTTGGTTATGGTACGGGTTCGGTTGGTACTGCTGGCAATGCTGTTACTGCCAGCTACTTGTGGGGCAAGGATGTTGTTATTGCCTGGGTTCCCCCGCGCGCCGGTATCAAGATTCCTGCATTCGGCTACGAGTTCGTCTGGTCGTATGGTGGAAAGGCTCAGATGGTTGATCGTTGGCGTGAGGATCGGCGCAAGTCCGATCTTATTCGCGTCGGTCGTCGTTACGACCTTAAGATGGTCGGCGTCGAGATCAATCCGGGATCGGGCGATTTCGGCAAGTCCATCACGGGTTACCTTATCAAGAACGCTATCGCCTAGGAGGGTTGAGTTATGGCTGCTGTTGCACTTACGAACATTTCGCACGGCGAGGAAGACGGTTCCGTGACTGAGGTCGCTTATGGCGAGTCAGTTAAGGATCTCCCGAAGGACGTCGTCAAGGATCTCACGGACCAGGGTTTGGTTGGTGAGCTTCCTGGACCTGTGGTCGATGATGGAGAGAAGGCCGCGCTCGAGGCACGTGTCGCAGAGCTTGAAGCTGCGCTCGCTGCCGCCGAAGCTAAGCCCGTTAAGTAAGGAAGTTCATCCATGTACATCAGTGTGGACGAAGCGAATGCTTATGCTGACAAGAATAAGCTAATCATCGATTCGATCGATGCTGATCTGGAGACGTCGCAGGCGACCCAACTCTTTGCAGAGCTTGGCAATGTCTACGACGTCTCCACATGGATGGATGAAACTACTACACCTAAACTTGTTCGCAAAATTCTTGCTATGCTTTATACTGGTTGGTTCTATCTTCGTACTTACTCGGAGGACGAAGATATTAGTAATTACGGCCAGCTGCTTATTAGTCAGGCTGAAAAGTTAATTAGTGGTATTGTAACAGGTACATTAGTTCTTGATGATGTTACGACTCCACCTTCTAATCCTGATACTGCAGATTTCTATCCTACAGATGCCTCATCTGCGCAGAGTCCTACCTTTGATGATCCTAGTCTTGGTGGGCCTGTTTTTTCTATGGGGCAGATATGGTAGCCGGTCTGGGCTTTTCTAACAAGCTTGGTACTAATGCTCTTGGTTTGGATATTCACTTCGAACCTACTATTGGTATCGCAGCTGGTCGTATTGATAAAGCAGCATTAGGTATTCGTTCATTTAGTGAACCATTGAAGCGCTCAGTTAAGCAAGTTATGATTCCAAGCATTGCGAAGAACTTTGATGTTGGTGGTCGACCTGCATGGAAACCTTTATCTGAAGGTACGCTTGAAGTTCGTAGGCGTTGGGGTTTGCCGCATGATGCGATTCTTCTTTGGTCACATGATCTAAAGCGCGTGGCAACACAACAGAATATTTGGACTATTTCACAAGATTCCGCTATCATTAAAGACTTGCCACAAAAAGTCTGGTATGGTAAGGTTCATCAGGGTGGAATGGGTCGCCATGAAGGTACGGGTGGCCGGACAGGAATACCACAGCCCCGCGCAAGTGGTAAGCGCGAAGTGGCTGCTATTCCTGCCAGGCCATTTCTTATGATTCAGGTAGAGGACAAAGAAGCGATTCATGATGTCTTTGTCAAATGGGTTGATGAGAAACTTGCACTGGCTTCCTTCGGGAGGTTGTAATGCCACTTACGCCCTCATTGTCTGTAATTGCTAATAAGCTCTTTGACAAGTTCAATGATAATAAAATAGACCTCGGTCTTGAGGCTGTTTATTATGGAGATCAGAATCGAGTACCTGTAACGCCTGCTTTATGTATTGAACCGGAAACAAAGACAAATACGCTCAAGAGTGCCTTTAGAACTGTGAATGTAGAATTTAAGGTCTACATCATAGTGTATCATAGCCAGGTTGCGTCACCGCAAGATAATAGACGTAATGCGGATGCTTTAGCTGAAGCTTTAGAAACATTTGTTCATGCGGATAGAGACTTAGGTGGCTTAGTAACACACTGCATGATTGATGAAATAGCTTCAGGATACATAACTAAAGGTACGACTCTTATGCGTGCTAGTCGTTTAACATTTTCAGCCATATCTCAAAATCAGTTACCCGGTTAGGAGGGAACGACATGTATACGATTTCAATTAATTTGCCCGACTTACCTGAGGGTACTGAAGTCGAGGTTGATGGACTAGGAGTGTTTGCTAACGGTTCAACGAATGATATTTCGGACGAGCTAGCAGATATGTTCCAGGCGAAGCATTCCACGATTCAGACTGAAATTGGTGAGGACGGTAATCACCAGAATTCGATTGTCCCTGGGCGAACGCTAGAGGAAGCCTTTGAGGGCAATACGAGTATTGTTGTTGAAGGGAAGTCCAAGGCAGCAGCTACTAGTGTCAAGCCTGCTAAGGAGAAGTCTGTGCCTACCAATCCTGAAGGGAGTGAGAACTAATGGCTGTCGCAATTGGTGCATCTGGTATTTTAGGCGTTGCTCGTGAAGCTACGGCGAATACGTATTTAGCGCCTGAGAAGTTTGTTCCGTTTATCAGTGAATCGCTTGGCTACGTGCAAGATACAGTTTGGCGTCGTCCGATTCGAAATACGTCAGGCCTTGTCGGAGCTGTGTTCGGTAACGTTCACATCGAAGGCGAAATCAATATGGAGGCTTTCGATGATGTCGTTCCATATTTCCTAACGGCTTCTCGTACGCTGCTTGTTAAGTCGGGTGCAGGTCCTTACGTATATACGTTCACACCTACTTCTGCTGCAGTGCCAGTTAAGACGCTTTCGATCTCCATTAAGCGCAACGCTGAAGTTATGGGCTACGTCGGTTGTGTCGTTGGTAGCTATACCTTCTCGGTTGGCCCTGATGGTACGCTTATGTTCAATGTCAAGATCGTCGGTAGTAATGAGACGACGCAGGCAGCATTGACACCTATTTGGCCAACTACCGTACCCTTCGGTGCTGGTATGTACACGATGGAGATTCCCACTGCTGCACAGGTCTTCGATACGGATTCGTTCGAATTCACGAGTGAAGATAATGCTGAGCCGCAGTACCG